CCGGATCTGTCGGGCAACCCCCAGCGGGCCGCCACCTGGATCGTCAAGCAGTACGCCAGCGGCGGCGTCGCCACGGCGGCCGCCGAGAAGATGACCGCCTCCGACAAGAAGGAACAGAAGAAGACCCGCGACAAGACCGGCGTCGTCACCGGCGTCGGAGAACTCATGCGCGTCTCGCAGAACGACCGGGGCCCCGGGGCGGGCAAGAACGCCCTCGGTGGCAGCCTCGACCGCGAGCACGAGGGAGGCTTCCTCGGGTTCGGAGGACACAACTCCGACGCCTACAACGCCTACCAGGACTGGCACAAGAAGAACGGGGGCCAGGAGGACCCTGTCATCTACAACCTGCTCAACGCGGTCAAGGACGACGACAAGGCCAAGGTCGTCGTCTCCACGAAGGAAGGCAAGAAGGTCGTGTCCTTCGCGGACGCCATCGAGCGGCACCGCAACGAACTCGCCTCCGGCAAGGCCGTCATCCTCGAAGAGGGCAAGGAGCAGGGCAAGTCCGTCAAGGACATCCTCGGCGAGGAAAAGATCGACCCGCTGCGGGACTTCTCCAAGGAGGCCTCCCGTGCTGAGAAGGCGGGCGAGTCCTTCGAGGACTGGGAGAAGAAGCACACCAAGTCCGGCAAGGACGGCAACAAGAAGCTCGAACTGGGCCTCACCCCAGAGGCCCGCCGCCTGCTCACCCTGATGGACAACAGCGGCGTCAACGGCTCAGCGGCCACCGCCAACCCACCACTCAGCCCCTACCCCGCCAACCCGAGCTGGCAGGAGTGACGCATGGCGCTCGCCTCTCTGGGCTTCAGCGGCGGCCCTCAGGTCGTCTTTCGCATCAACCCCTCCAGCATCCAGGAGGGGTTCCAGATCCACACCTCGGTCATTCACACGGTGGCCGGGCGGGTCATCCAGATCACCGGCTCGACCCGCACCGACCTCGTCGTCACCGGCTACCTCGGCGAGAACCACCGCGCTGGGCCCTCCCCAGACAGCCTGCGCGACCACGCAGGCACCTCCTGGCGGCTCCACGAGGCCTTCCTGGCCAAGTGCCGTGCCATCATGCGCCACCAGTCCCGGGATGCCTCCAGGACCGGCAGAATGCACGAACCTGCCGTGTTCAGCTTCCCGGACCGCAACTGGCGCTGGCGCGTCTACCTCAAGAGCGTCCAGGACCTCGACGGCGACGGCGGCATCGAGCACCGCACCGGCAAGTACAGCCACGGCTACCGGCTGACCATGTTCGTCGTGCAGTCCGGCTCCGACGCCCTCATCAAGGCCGGAACCAGCAACCACGCAGTCGACATCGCCCAAGAGAAGGCCATCTCCAGCTTCATCCAGCGCATCAGCGAAGGCATCGGCTGGAAGCAGACCCCCTACAACGGCGGCGACCCCGTCGACGACACCGCCAAGGAGTCCGACAAGGGCCAGCAGGAGGACGAGTAGATGGCCAGTCAGTGGGGCGCCGACGTGCCCGTTTCCATGCCGCAGCCCCTGCCGTCCGACGTGGAGGGGATCGTGCCCATGGGCGGCTTCGTCATGACGGAGAACGGCCTGTTCTTCGATCTCTCGGCCGCAGACCACGAGCGCCTCTCCGTGCCCACCTACACCCCGCACGACCCTCAGCAAACCGTCGACGAGACGGTGCCGGACCCGGAGGAGGAGCAGTGGCCGACCAGCGCAGGGGCCTGAACTGCACGCTCACCTACTCCCGGGGCGGCGCCGCTCACGTCATGCGACTGCGGGTTGACCTGGTGCGCCACGGCATCGAGATGGTCGCCGACGAGTCCACCGCCCGCAACCAGCGGGCCTACTACCCGCACCGCATGACCCCCAGCCGGTTCGCGCTGCGGGTGCTCCTCAAGGGCTACGCCGAGAGGAAGGCATTCGCGGACTACATGCTCGGCTACGCCGACTACGTCATGAACCCCGGCCTGCCCGGCGGCACGAAGTTCCCCGACATGCGCGTCCTCGTTCCGTCCCGGCGCTTCGACCGCGAGGGCGTGCCTCTGTCCGGCTTCGACCGAGGCGACAACGTCGGCTCGATGCTCTGGACGCCGACAGTCGTCTTCGAGACGACCCGGGAGCCGCAGGACACCGAGGAGTGGGCCACCAGCCGGTTCGTCAATGCCAAGGACCCGGACCTGAAGTACTTCTGGCCGGACGGCACTCAGCTCGGCGGTAACGCCGTCCCCTCCGGCAACTACACCACCATCATCGACGGCCGCGACGGCGGATCAGACCCGGGCCAGTCCGACGACACCCCCGTCATCCCGCGCCCCAACGAGGGCACGCTACCGAACGAGCGCTACGACTACGGCACCTAGCCAGTGTTCCGGCCCGCATCACCCGCTCGAAAGGGCGGGAGGTGATCGCGGTGCCCAATTTTGTTTTCGCACCTGGGGTCAAGGTCTACATCGCCACGGAGAAGCACGGCGTCATCGACGTCAGCGACGACCTCGTCGACGGCTCCATGACCCGCCGCTCCGACGGCGTCTCCAGCTTCTCCTTCCGGCTGCAGAACGCCCGCCGCAAGTACGACGGGGTCTTCAAGCCCAACGACCGCATCAGCGTGCAAATGAAGCGCCTGAAGTGGGTCACCGTCTACACCGGCTACCTCAACCGCGTACCGCTCGTCACCGCCTGGCCCCGGGTCGTCTCCCTGACCTCCTCGTGCTCCCTGAAGCGCCTGCAGATGTGGTTCTGGGACAGCCACGCCGAGGCGTCGCAGACGATGATCCGCCAGGCCCTCACCGACGCCGCCAAGGACAACGGCATCAGCGACGGCGGCATGACCAACGTCGTCCTCACCATCCTGAAGAAGGTCGTCGGCTGGCCCGAGTCGAAAGCCCACATCGCGAAGATCCCCGGCACCTGGTACTCCGTCATCGAAGGCCTCGCCAAACAGATCGACGCTGAGCTCGACCAAGCCGACGAAGTCGCGCACACCCTCTTCGAGGCCCTCGGTTCGGCCTCCGTGGGGGCGGGCGGCGCGGACGCCTCTGCACTGACGGGCAAGTACGGCAGCTTCAACTCCGCTGAGCAGAAGAAGAACGCGGCCACGATCTACTCCGTCGGCAAGCAGATGGGCGGCTCCAGCCGGGACTGCATCATCGGCCTGATGACGGCCATGCAGGAGTCCGGCCTCAGGAACATCAACTACGGCGACCGGGACTCCGTAGGCCTCTTCCAGCAGCGCCCGAGCCAGGGCTGGGGCACCGTCGAGCAGATCATGAACCCGGAGTACTCGTCGAAGAAGTTCTTCGAGGGCCTCTTCAAGATCAAGAATCGCAACAGTATGCGTCTGACGGAGGCCGCTCAGGCCGTTCAGCGCAGCGCGTTCCCTGAGGCGTACGCCAAGCACGAAAAGCCCGCCACGGCCATGGTCCGCGACCTGGACAAGGGCGGCGGCAAGACCTCCAGTCTCAACTCCAAGCCCATGGGGACCAACAGCGGCCTCAACCTCGCCCAGGGCGCCGTCGACTTCTGCAAGAAGCACCCCCGGATCCCCTACACCCAGAAGTACGGAGGCACCCAGCTCGCAATCCTCCAGGCCGAACCGCCGCCCGGGCTCGACTGCTCCAGCTTCGTCCAGGCAACGTACCTGCGCGCCATGGGCAGCCTCTACGGCCTGCCCCGCACTGCGGCCGCACAGTACGCCTTCTGTAAAAAGGTCTCGGTGGCGACCGCGCTCAAGACCCCGGGCGCACTGGTCTTCAAGGGAGGCTCACCCGGCGGCATCTTCCACGTCGAGATGAGCCTGGGCGACGGCAAGAGCACCGTGGGAGCGCACAGCGCCAAAGCCAAGCCGCACCAGGTCGGCGTCAACCCGCCCGCCGCGCCCAGCTACTGGGACTACGGCGGCTTCCTGCCCCGCATCAGCTACACCACCGGCGCCGGAACCGTCATCTTCGACGGCACCGACACCGGCGGCACCGAGGGGCTGGAGCCCACCGACCCGGCCATCGAGCTCGTCACCGGTGCCGACGCGCCCGGCTACAACCCGAAGGACCCCTTCGACAAGCTCTTCGGCGACAACGCCTGGCTGCCCATCTCCACGGCCGAGAACGACCCCAACTACCTGATGGCGCAGGCCCTGGCCGGGCCCCGCGCGCTCCTCAACGACCAGCCCTTGCTGCCGTACCTCAAGAATCTTTTCGGCTCCACCATGAGGTCGTTCTGCAGCGCGCCGAACGGTGACCTGATCGCCTGGTACCCGGACTACTACGGCATGTGGGGCACGGCCGCCAAGATGGTGATCGAGCCCATCGAGGTCCAGGACTTCGAGGTGAGCTGGAGCGACGACTACATGGTCACGCACCAGTACGTCGTCACCGCACCGACCGGCACCAATCTGTTCGACCCGTCCACCGGCACGGTCCAGGCCTCCGTCGGCGGCTCCGTCATCAATCAGATGGCAGCCTTCACCACCGGCGTCGTCACAATCGATTTCGCCGGGGTGTGGAAGGCCCTCTTCGGCCTCGACATGGACGAGAAGGAGGCCAAGGCCTACGCGGACTGGATCAAACAGCGCTTCGGCGCCCGGCCGGACTACCAGCAGATGCCGGGCCTCATCGGCCCGAAGGCGCAGCTGTTCAGCGCAATTTTCCTGTTCATGCGGCAGTTCGCCTACCAGTACTCGGCGAGTATCCCGCTGACATGGATGCCCGAGCTGTACCCCGGGATGATCGTCCAGATCCCCGCGTTCAACTTCCAGGCGTACGTCACGACGGTGACTCACAGCTTCAAGTTCGGCGAGGGCGGCTACTTCAACACAGCCGTGAGCATCGCCGCGCCCGCCCGGCTGGACGCCAAGGGCACCCAGTTGCTTGGGCTTCCAGTCGGAGGAGGTTCGTGATGCTGACACAGCGATACGGGCCCGCGACCTACGGGATCGGCTGGACGATCAAGCAAGTCGTCATCAGAGAGGTCCTCGCCGACAAGGGCATCGCGCTCTGCGTCGACACCGAAGGTCAGTACATCGAGGTTCGCACCGGCCTGCAGCGCACCGGCATCAAGCCGAAAGTCGGACAGTCGTGGCTGGTGGACCGCGACATGGGCGTCTGGACCTTCGGCGCGCTGATCGCAGCAACGGTCCCCAGCACCGACGGCGGGAGCGGCATCGATGCCACGACCGACGTGCGGGCCCGCTCGTTCACGGTCGACGGCACGGTGCGGGCGGCCTTCCTTAAGGCCAACTCGGCCACTCAGCACGCCGTCACGATCTTTCAGGCTTCCACGGTCGGCTTGGACGTGGCGGCCGCCCTCAACGTCGTCTCGGACAATCGAGAGTCGACGGCCATGTATCTCAGCGGTCACGAGCTCAACCGGGGCACGCTGAAGATCGCACACACCAACGGCGGTACTAACCCCACGGCCGACGCCGGGGCGGCCGCCCTGAGCATCGACCTCAAGCGGGGCGAGCAGACCGGCACGGCTGCACAGGCCATCTTCATCAACGCCAGCGAAGGCCCCACCACCGGCAATCTGGTCACGATCAGAAACAACGGCCTGGACGACTTCGTCATCAAGGCGACCGGCCGGGTCGGCATCGGCATGGCCATCGGCGAGGTGCCCGAAGCAGCGCTGGAGATCAAGCCTCGCGAGACCTCCGCCATCGGCCTGGCCATGACGGCGATCGCCGGGGGTCAGCAGCTGATGCTGCTGCGGGACTCCGCCGGAGCGTCCCGCTTTGAGGTGTCCAACTCGGGCGCCACGGTGCATCGCGCCATCGCGTTTTTCACGTCGCCCATCATGGGCGGTTCCACCAGCAGCGACCTCGGCGGCTCAGCCGGGTTCGCGATCGGCATAAAAGACGTCACGACGGCCCCGACGGCCGCCAACAAGCCCACCGGCGGCGGCGTCCTGTTCGCCCAGGCCGGTGCTCTCAAATGGATCGGATCAAACGGCACCATCACCACGCTGGCGCCCGCGTAGGAGGACACGATGAACGAGCAGGAGCAGGTCGCCGAGCAGTCTCAGGGCGAGCCGACCGAGGAGGAGCTGCAGGCTGCCCACGCGGTGCTTGCAAGGGGTCAGGCTGCCCAGATGCGGGCCTGCATGGAGGAGATCAACGAGGTGCTCAACAGGTACGGAATGGATCTGCATGTGCCGTCACCGCAGGTCATGCTGACCCCTCGTCGCTGATTGAGGGTGGACAGAGCAGAGGCCCAGATCTGTGACATGCATGTCACGGTCCTGGGCCTCTGGAATCTGTGACATGCATGTCACAGATCCGAGGGGTCAGCCGGAGAGCATCCCTTCAGCCTCCGCCACTCTCTGCTTCATCCCGTCGAGGTACTCCTGGGCGGCCTGCCGCTCGCCGACCTCGATCAGTTCCTTCAGGAGTCCCAGGTCGAGCTTTCCTGCAGCCTGAGCTTCCTTCAGTCGTTCAACGGCGGGGCGCGGCTGGCGGCCTCCGATCTCCTTCGGCTGCTTCGCCGCCTCCTCGCTGGAGGCCATCAGGCGACGAAGGTTCTTCACCGCCGAGACGGTCACCTCCCCCTTCGCTTCCAGCTCGGTGTACTTGGTCAGGAGAAGGTCGGGGTCGTCCTTGCCCAGGCTGTAGAGCTGGTCGACAACGTTCTGGGCCAGCGGACTCTTCACCAGGTCCCCGAGCGCCGTGTAGACGACGTGGTGCTTGATCGCACGGTAGTAGGTGTGCCGCTCGATGCCGATGGACCTGGCGAAGTTCTCGACGGACTTGTGGCCGCCCGCCTTGTAGCTGCCCTTGGCCTGGACCTCGGCGAGCCAGCGGCCGGTGAGGGTCCAGTAGTTCTTCTCGATCTCGGCGAACCCGCTGCCAGCCGCCTCACCGATCTTGCGGATCTGGCGTGCCGCGTGGGCGAGGTGCTGCAGATCGTCGGAGTCCTCCGGCACGGGGACGTACTCGAAGGGGTTGGCGGGCTCCGGAGGGTGCACGATCCCTTCGAGGGGGTCCGGAGTCAGCCGATGAGGGAGCCGCCCTTCCTCGGCGGCTGCGACGTTTACCGCCTCAGCAGCAGCGGCAGGCGCGTCGTCCTCCTCGCCCCGGCGGGCCGGAGCTACGCCGGTAGCTGCGACTCCCTGCGTGGCCCTCAGGACGCGCTTTTCCCGCGCGGTCAGCGCCTTGGACGAGTCGCTCTTCTTGGTGGTGGTGGGGGGCTGGACGCGACCCATCAGCCGATGACCTCCTTCATGGCGTGGCGGAACAAGAGCCCCATCTCTTCGAGCTGGTTGCGCTTCGGGGTCTCATCCCAGGCGCGGGGATAGTCCGGAGACTCACTGATCTCGAACTCCTGGCCCATGAAGGCGACGTCGATCCTCTTTCGCACGTCGTCGCCAACCTTGGTCGCCATGATGTGCTCAACAACAGGGCGGGCATCAGCAGCCAGCGTGTTCCGCCCGGTGCACTTCACCATGCACACGAAGACCTTCAGACGGTTGTCGTTGGCCTTGCCGCCCCGGGCTGCTGTCTTGGTTGTCGGCGCGATGCGGTTCCACTCGAATCCGGACGGTGCAAACGGCAGGAGCACCATGCGCGCCTTCTGGCACAGCTCCCAGTACGCTTCCTTCCCCGCGCCGCCGGAGTCCACAAGGATGACGTCGTACTGGTCCCGGAAGCTGTCGATGACGTCGTCCAACTCAGGGGCGTCCTCGGCCTTGTTCTTGGCGTCGTAGGTCACCAGGTCGAAGGGCACCTTCTCGGGTGCTGGTTCTCCCTTGTCGTCCACACGGTTCTCGCGGATCTTGTACCACTCATCGACTGTCTGGCTGTTGTCGTCGGTGTCGATGACCAGGACCCTGAGTCCGAGCATCACGGCGAGGTACAGGGCAAGGAAGATGGTCATCGTGGTTTTGCCGGTGCCGCCCTTGAGCATGCCGACGCCGATGACCAGGCAGCCGTTCTTGCTGATCCAGACGCGAACTTCGTCTTGCGAGGCGACTAGGCGCTTCAGCTGTTGCCTGGGGAGGGTTGACGTTCTCACAGAGTTCCTCTCTCTGGCGGGTGGGATGCGACCACATCTTGCCGCATGTACGCCTCCTTCGGCTGCACGTCCGTGTCAGACACCGGCGTACGAGACGAAAGAGACGAGGAGGCGGCTCATGAAGACCTTTGCGCTCGTTGGTGGTGACCTCGCCCTTGGAGAGGGCGGCTACAAGACGCTGACCGGCCCGGCGCGGATCCGGCAGGACCTTGCTCTGGCTCTGGCTGAGCCGTACGGCCACGACCCGTTTCACCCGGAGTGGGGGTCGGTGCTGCCGAACTACATCGGTGAGCCGCTCACGGCTGAGCTGGAGCTGCTGGTGCGTTCGGAGGTGGTCCGGGTGCTGCAGCAGTATGTCGCGGCGCAGCAGGCCGGGGTGGCGGCTGATGCCCTGGCCGGAGCGAGGTCGCGGTACAGCTACCAGGACATCGTTCAGAGTGTGACGTCCGTAGACACGAAGATCCAGTACGACTCGCTGAAGGTCACCGTCGTGCTGCGGACGCAGTCGGGGACCACGGTGAGGATCCTGCGCACGGTGGACCTGTAGCTCCCAAGTGTGGCCCACTGGGTCATGGTTTTGCTGTGCGCCTCCTCCCTGTCGCCCTTCAAGGGGTGACACGAGGAGGGCGCGGTAGATGGGCGTTTCACGCGAGGACATCGTGACGCAGATGCGCGATGCGCTGGCGGTGTCCGAGCCGGACCTGGACACCTCCGTGGGTACGCCGGTGCGGAAGATCCTCGACGCGGTGGGGAACTCGCTGGCTGAGGCGTATGTGCAGAATCACCTGCTGACGTACACCTACGACGTCGACTCGAAGATCGATCAGGATCTGGACTCGTTCTGTCAGCTCTTCGGTATCGCGCGGATCGCTCCCCGGCGCGCGGTGGGCACGGTCACGTTCAGCCGCACCGGAGACCTGACGCCGACGGTGTTCATCCCGGTGGGTACGGAGGTCGCCAATTCGGCGAATCCGTCTCTGGTCGTGCAGACCGTGACCGGGGCGACGCTGATGCCGGGGGCGACGTCGGTGACGGTCGCTGTGCAGGCGGTGAATCCCGGGCCGGAGGGGAACCTGGCCGCCGGGACCGCCAACCTGATCGTGTCGCCGATCCAGGGCGTCAGCTCCGTGGTGAACACGGCCGCCCTGACGGGTGGCCTGTCCCGGGAGACCGACTCGGAGCTGCGCGAGCGGTGGAAGCGCACAGTGTTCCGCAGCCTGGCTGGTACCGAGCAGATGTACCTGGGTGTCGCGCTCAACGACGCGGACTGCTACGCGGCCGCCGTGGTCGGCTCCTCCCGCTCCCGGAGCGAGATCCTGCAGGTGCCGCCGAGCGGGGACACCGTCGCGCAGATCTCGGACGCCCGCTACATCTACGCCTCGCCGGTGCAGGTGACGAAGACCGACGGCACGGCGCTGGTCCTGAACTACGACTACCAGTGGATCACGAGCAACCCTCCGGCGCTGCGGAAGCTGTCTGCCGCCTTCCCCAACCCGGGCGAGCTGCTGACGGTGGACTACCAGTACCTCCCGGTCGTCTCCCGCAACGACCCCGCCAACCAGATCACCAACCGTGTCGACGTGTTCGTCGGCGGCACTCGGGCGCAGGCCGCGCAGGCCTCGGTGATCCTCAAGCAGGACAAGAAGTTCCAGTCGGTGGCCGGGCTCGACATGTTCACCGGTGACTGGCTGCGCGCCGACCAGACCAAGCCTGAGGCGAACAACATCTTCCTCCCGCTGCCGTTCGGGCCGATCCTCACCGTGCCGACGACGATTTCGGTGGGTGGCGTGACGTACGGGCGGGCCACGAGCACTAACCCGATCGGCACGGTGGCGGGCGGAGTCACCTACGCCTACACGATCGTGCACGAGAGCACGACGGAGGGCTGGACGCCGACGAGTCGCTTCGGTCTGGAATGGCACCGCAACTACCTGCCCGCCGACGGCAGTGCCTTTGCGGTCGGCGGTGCAGGCGACTACACCTACAACGAAGTCCCGGCCAGCGTGCAGGATGCGGTGGACCGGTGGCGGCTGCTCGGGATCGACGCGAAGGTACACCAGGCCCGCCAGCGATGGCTGCGCTTCAGTCTCGGCGTGATGTATGCAGCGGGCTCAACCGGCTCGACCTCAGCGGTGCAGGACGCTATCCGCATCGCCTTGAGCGATTTCCTCAACCGCATGGGGTTCAACGGCACCGTGCAGATCTCCGACGTGCTGGCGGTCGTGCACCAGGTGCCCGGCGTGGACAACGTGCGTCTCCTGCATGGAGGGGATGTAGTCGGCTACAGCCCGGCTAACCCCAACGCGAGCATCGTGGGCGTGCAGCAGATCGCGCCTAACGCGGCCCCGAACTCGGCTGCACTGGCTTCATACGTGCAGGCCTCCACCGGCCGCGCCGAGGACATCTACTTCAAGGACGACGAGCTGCCCGTTCTCGGCGGCGTCGTGTTCAAGACGCTCGCCCGCAACAGCTTCGGAGTGCTGTGATGGCCACGGACGACGCGCTTCATCAGGGTGAAGGGACCTTCGGCACCGGCGTGCTGCCCAACGGCATCGTGCCCCTGCAGGCCGACGTCACCGTGCCACAGTCGGCATCGCTGGCCAGCGGCACCAGCATGCTGGTGCCCGATCGCACCATCTCCGAGCAGCTCCGGCACTTCCCGGGCGAGGTCTACGACCTGCGGCCCACCAGCCACCTCTACCGGCTGATGCAGGTCCTCCTCGGTGACGCTGGGGTCGGGCAGCTCCGCAAGCGCCTGCTGCTGGCGCAGCTGCAGGGCCTGTCGGCCACCGGCGCCCGCTACTTCGATCTGGACCGGTTCTACGGCGCGCTCTTCGGTGCCACGCGCACGGGCGCCGAGCAACTACCCATCAACCCGATGGAAGCGACGACGGCCACGGCTGCAGAGTGGGAGTCGATCGAGGCTGCTGATGCCTCCTTCCGGGACCGGATGGGGGCGCTCGCCCGGGCCGTGAACCAGGGCGGCACGGTGTCGGGCCTGCGGGCGGCGGCCGAGGCCGTGGTGGGCGCCGAAGTCGAGGTCTTCGAGTCCTGGGCCATGATCGAAGCCGCCGAGGACCCCGAGGAGATGGGGCACACCTGGGACTGGATGCAGGGTGGCACCTGGGGCGAGTACGACGGCCAGATCTGGGGCGTCCTGGAGGGCACGCCCTTCTACGGCAGGTCCGGCTCCCTGACGCGGTCCGAGGTCATGGTTCGGGTGCACCGCGACTACGAGGCCACTCCTGCGGGACGCTCCCAGCGGGTGTCCGACGAGTGGGCCCTGGTTCGGGTTCTTGAGCGGCTGAAGCCCGCTTCAGTCCTTTTGACCGTCGACACGCAGGGTACTTCGGCGCTCTCACCCCGGGCCATTGCGGCCGCCGCGTCCGACAGCGAATTCTGGGAGATCGCCACGGTGGTCACCCCCCAGCAGACGCCGCTGGCAACAAATCCGTATCCACTGTCGGCTGGGCAGGAGGACGCCGGGCTCTCTGCGGGGCAGGCCCGCGTGCTGCCTCGGCCGCCGCTGGAGACCCGCCTAGGCGACGAGTGGTCGTATGGCACGCAGATGCCTGTGAGCCGCTCATACGCGGTTGAGCTGGGGGATGAAGCCGACTTCACTGAGCCCGGCTCGATCCCGGATATCAACGCGGACTCCCAGGACCAGGTCATCGTCTGGCGCGATGGCACCTCCACCACCTACAGCGCCTCCCTGGCCGTACTGGACCCGTTGCAGGTCCAGGCGGCCCGCGCGGGTGCTGAGGGAGTGCTGGTGGCCAACCCCTACTCCGGTGACCGCCGCACCGTACTCACCACCGACTGACGGAGAGCGCGATGGCTGACCTCTATCCGAACTATGCCGCCTTGGCGGCCGCGCGCCAGATCGGTGTCGACTACCGGCTTCTGACCCGGATCCCGCCGGGCTCACGCCTGGCTCACATCGCCATTCACGGCGGCGGGATCGAGCCGGGCACCACGGAGATCGCTGACTACCTGGCCGGGTCAACGCACAGGTTCTACTGCTTCGACGGCATGCTCCCCTCGGGCAACTCCGACCTGCACATCACCAGCACGGCCTTCGATGAGCCGCAAGCCCTGTCTCTGGTGGCGGCCAGCGACTACGTGATGTCCTGGCACGGAGCGGCCGGAACGGTGCCCGTCACATACATCGGGGGTCTGGACACTGAAGTTGGCGGCCGCATTACTGAGGCGCTAACCCGAGCGGGCTTCAGCGTCGAGCCAGGCGGGCCCGGGCTGACCGGCACTGACCCGCTGAACATCGTCAACAAGGGCGCCCGCAGCATGGGCGTGCAGATGGAGCTCACTACGGCGCTGCGGGAGTCCTTTTTCGAGGACTTCACCCGGCTCGGGCGAGATGGCGGCGCCCGCACCGCCGACTTCTTCACGTACATGGCGGCTGTGCAGTCAGCATTGAGCGGACTGGATGTGCCTGCGACACCGGCTGCAGCCACCTCAAGGGGGCGTGTAGCGCGACCTGCAGCTGGGGCCCCCACCGCCAGTGGCGACTTCGGTATCCCGGCGCTCTCGCCGCTGACCGTCGACGGCATGGCCCTCGGTGCCGTGCGGGAGGCTTTGCGGCTCAACACGCTGGCCCGGCAGGCCAGTGGCAGCACCGAGCGGTTCTGGTCCTCACCGCCGCGCGCGAATGGTGACCCGGTGCGTGAGGTGCTGGAGATCTCCCTGTCCACCGGCCGGGCGGTGAACCGGGTGAGCTTCAGTCTCGCTCGCTTCCCTCAGCGGGTCTGGCTGCAGTGGCGCGACCGCGATGGACTGTGGCACCCCGCGCACCAGGCGGGAACGAGGTCGCCGGTCCTGATCAGCATCATGGACTCGTTGCCGGACATCATCCCCGCCGGTGTCGCCAGCGATCTGCGGCTGCACCCCCAGCACTTCGGCGCGGGACACTGGATGGCGCAGCTCGTCGACATCGAGCCGGTCAAGGCCACCCGGTTCCGCCTGGTCATGGCCCGCCTGCCCTCCAGCGCTGCCCCTCGCGGCACCGACGGGCAGCCGGTGCCCTACTCGCTGGGCGTGCGAGACGCCACGGTCTCCTACCGGGCCGCGTCGCTGAAGGACCTGCCTTGGCTGCCGCAGGCCAGCGCCGAGCACTCCGTTGCCTTCGCGGCCAGTCAGGACATCCTCGGCTCCCAACTGGACTTCGTGCTGCGTCGCAACAGGGCTGCCAGCGTCATTACGGGGGACGGTACCTGGAGGTGCATGCCGCAGCCGGTGCCCGACGCAGTCGTCAGCCTCTACCTCGACCTGCGTACCAGTAGCGGACAGCCGCAGGTCGTTGACCGGCTCCGCCTCGACCCTCTGGTGTCCGGCCCTTCGCTGAACCTGTACTGCAGCGATGAAGTGCCAGCATTCGAGCGCTTCACTCCGTCGGCCAATCCGCTCGGCTTCCCCTTGGCGCGGCCCTCGACGGTGCTGCCGGTGGCGGACGAGAGTGGTGTGCTCTTCGGTGATGAGAGCGCCTACCTGGACGTCGACAATCGAGGCATCCAGTTCGACCCGGCCGAGCCGTTCCTGTTGTCCATGCTGCTTCAGCCACAGTTCACCTCGGAGGATGAAGCGAGCTACACCTTCCTCGACAACGGGGTGCTGCGCATCAGCGCGGCGGCGGGCGAGCTTGTCGTGCAGCTGGGAGAGCGCCAGGTCGAGGTGGAGGCGGCCTTCAGCTTCAACCAGACAGTGGCGCTGGCCGTGGCGTACGACGGCTCGACGCTCACCGTGCGGACTCCATCGCAGACGCGGATCCAGGAGAGCGTGGAGGTCCCGAAGCGGCCTTCCCCAGCGATCCTGCGTCTGGGTGGCCGCCTGGATGGTGGCGCCGGACTGGTCCGCGTCACAAGCCTGTTCCTGGCGCGCGGCCGCACCGCCGACATCATCGGCATCGACACGCACTGGAACGATCCCACCGCCTACAGCCTGCCTCCTGGTTACGAGGTCGATCAGCGGGAGCACACTTCTGCTAACGCCATCTTGAGGATGGACCCCTCGCTGGTCACGGAGGGAGCGGCCTCCGTGTGTCCGTGGGGCCTGATCGGCGGGCCGGGAGACCAGCACTCCGACCTCTCCTGGACGCCGATCCCTGGCGACTTCACCGTCGCTAAAGCCGTGCTGAAGTTCCGACCAGTCAAGGCGAGGTTCCTCAAGCTGGAGTTCACCAACCTGCAGCCGATCCCCATCACGCCGTCGCAGGCCCAGCCGCTCGTCACCGTTTCACTCTTCCCGTCCGGCAGCGGGCAGGGCTCCTCGGTCGTGGCTCAGTCACGCGAGACCCAATCTGGTGCGGCTCCCTCCGGCGCGCAGGTGGCCACCGAGCAGGGAGCGGTCTTCCAGTACCTCGACGCCAACCGGATCAGCACAGCCGACCGCTGGCAGAGCAGCTCCTACCTGCCCACCGAAGCGCTCTATGCGCCAGACCCCCTCGACGCTCAGAGGATCCGCCGCGCGGGATCCAACCTGCCGTTCCTGCCGCTGCCGGACACCCGGCGTCAGCGGTTTACCTCCACGGGGCAGCACCGCTACCAAACGATGCAGATGGCCCTGGACACCAAGACCGCCTACACCGTGGCTCTGCGGCAGGTGCAGGCGCTCTACGCCGACCCGGTGGCCGAGAGGGACACCGAGCAGTACGTGGACCTGTTCCTCGACACCACGCTGCTGTCCGGCTACTCGGATGGCGCGGCGGACGGCTGGACGCACACCGGCGAGGCGATGGTGACCGTGAACCCGCCGTCCACGCAGGGCGCCGCCATGATGTCCACGACGTTCGTGAGCAAGCGCCGCGTGCTGGGCGTGCAGTTCGCCGCCCAGGCCTCCGATCCCAAGCAGCTGCTCACGGATCCTGACTTCGAGGATGAGAGCCTGCACTTCTGGAGGCCGGTCGGCGACGCCACGATCGAGGCCTCTACTCAATTCTCGACCACCATCGGCAAGATGGCTCAGGTGACTCGGGGGCACGCACGCTCCTCCTGGGGAGCGCTGGAAGCGAGCTATCCCACCTGGGAGGCAATCGAGGCATCCAATCCGCTGTCGAATCGGCCGGTGTGGTGGGAGGTCGAGAACGACACTTCCAAGGCGACATTCGGCGGTATCGAGTCGCTGCGCGGAGTCACTCCGGCCCCGGCCGGTCGTCTGTACGCGGCAGCCCGCGTCTACGTCGGGCGGGGCCTGGCCCAGCCTCTGCGGCTGCAGCTCGTCAACGGCGACGGCCGGATCCTCGCGGAGTCCTCGCAGCCCATTGAGTCGGCGCAGATCGCCGAGTGGTACGTCGGCACGACCATCCGCTCTGCCCCGCCGGACGCCGTTCCCGAGTGGAGCGAGCTCGGTGAAGGCACTGAGACCTGGGCCGAGATGGAGGCCGTCGGCACTTGGGGCGACATCGGAATGGACTACGAGGCCGACCACGTCTTCGACGTCCGCGCCCGCGTGATCCAGGAGGGCGACGCCGGGACGGGAGCATGGCTCATGGACGCTCTGGCCATCTACAACGACCCCATCATCTGGGAGATCTCCAGGGACGGCGGCCTCAACTGGTACGAGATGGTCGGCATCCGCAACAACCCGCGCGGAGCTTTCACCTTCCCCGAGCTGCCGCCGTCGGACCGTACCGGCGGCACGCAGATGCGCTGGAGGTGCCGGGGGTTCTCCCAGGACCTGGCGGTCTCATCGGTCGTCCTGCGGCCCTGGTACGCCACCATGTCCGGCGCCGTCCCCTACTACGACACACTGCAGGCCGCAGGTCAGGCCACCTCATTGGCGGACTACTATCCGCCGGTCGAGCTGGACCCCCTCTTCCAGGGCTGGGCCCTGCCGATCCCCCAAGACTGGTGGCTGGCCTCCAAGCAGTGGCAGCACCAGACGAACCCCAGGACGCCACCGCTGCCGCCCATCGTGCTTCCCGAAGGCCTGGCCGAAGGCACCGACGAAGGCGCACCGCCGTCGCCGGTCCGGCACATGCTCCCCGACGCTCTCGTCACCAACGACTAGGAGGCGACCGTGCGCGCCCACTTCAACCGGCCCCTGCAGGACCCACAGGGCAACCAGGTCACCTCAGCGCAGGTCCGGGTGCTCGTGCCAGGCACAACCGACCTGATCCCCGAGCTGCTCTTCTCCGACGACAGCTCGGGCGCCACCCTGGCCAACCCGTTCTCCATCAGCGACGGCGAGGTCGACTTCTACCTGGCCGGGCCCCGACGCGTCCGTCTCGGCGTCACGGTCGGGGCGCAGCCTGAACAGTTCTGGGAGGACCTCGACGTCAGCGCGGCCGCCAGCCTCGACGCGACAGCGACCGGCGTGCAGGCCGAGGCTTCAGGCGACCGGTCCACCGCCGTCGGCAACCAGGCACGGGCGTCCGGTGAGCAGTCCGTGGCCCTGGGCAGCCAGTCTCTGGCCCTGCAGCCGGGCGCCACTGCGCTGGGCTCCTCCGCCACCGCCAACGGCAGTCAGTCCGCCGCCCTTGGAGCAGGAGCGCAGGCACCGTACGACCAGACCACCGCCATCGGTGCGGGAGCGCAGGCCACCGAGCCCAACCAGGTCATGCTCGGCACAGCCACCGACGAGGTCGAGATCCCGTCGGGCCGGACCATCCTGCACAGCCCGGACGGCTCCGATTCCTGCTGGCCGTATCCAACAACGGCCAGCTCTACACACAGCCGGTCGGGCTGCCGCAGATCCCGCCGGACCCGGACGAGGACAGCGGAGGCGACGGCGGGATCTGACGCATTGCTGTGCACGGCGGCCGCCCGCCCTCCAAAGCGTGAGAGACGGAGGAGGACGCGTGGCCCGTGCACATGTAATGCGGCCGATCACGGCCAACAACGGCGACCTGCTGTACGGCGCAACGGTGACCGTACGCGAGGCCGGACTGTCCGTCGGCATCAGCCAGCCGATCTATGCCGGGCCCGCCGGTGCCGACACGCTGCCGAACCCATTCACGGCGACGAACGGAGTCGTCGACTTCTGGCTGGACACCCCGCAGAGGGTGTCGGTCCTGGTCCAGCGTGCCGGGCACTCCGACATCCTGGTGTACCTGGACGCGGCACCGCCTCCGGAGGAGACCGCCCGTACCGACAGCCCTCTCCTTGTCACGGGCGCCCAGGTCCCTGGCCACGTCCTGATGGCAGGCACCGCGCTCGGCGAGGCTGTCTGGGGCGAGCCGCCGGTCAGTTCTGGCGTCACGCCGCTCGTGACCGTCCTCAGCGAGGACTTCGCTCTAGCCCGGGATCCCGCAGGCTGGGGATTTACCCAGGCCGCGAACACGAC